GCGGTTGTAGTAGCCATTTTTGTGTTGTGTTATTTCTGCAAATATAGTAATTATCTGTAACGCGAAGTTTTCTTGGCAATAGCCTTAGGCTGTCTGACAAACTGCTTCCTGCCTTTTGCCTTGGCTCTGTTTGTGGCAGCTTTCTCGCCCTTTGTTAAAGCGTCCCATGCCGCCTTGGGCAAATACCGCTTTTTCCCTTTGGACTTAACCTCTTTGGAACTGCCGCGCTTTTTGTTCGCGTGAGTTCCAGAGGTCATCCATTTTTGGCTGCCCCAGTCCTTTAGAGACTTTTGTGACTTCTTAAGCTTAGGCATTAGTTTCTGTATCCACCTCCTGCTTTCTTGTATGCAGATGCCAGCATTTGAGCCTTGCGTGCAGACCACTGCCCCGCTCTGCCACCCTTGGTGCCAGCTTTGATTCTATTGAACAAACGCTTACGCATACCAGGCTTGGTGTAGTTGCCCGCCTCATTGACTCTGCTTTTGGTCTTGCCGCCTTTTTTCATTTCGACCTTGCCGCCAGCCATCTGCTTGCGCTCGACGCCACGCCCCTTGAGAACGTCTGCAAAAGTGACCTTGCCGTCACCAGTCAGGTCTGGGAATTTTTTCTTAGCCTTTGCCATGGGTTATTGTTTTGAACTGAGCCTTAGCTACGGCGCCAGCGTGAGGTTTGTAATCTCCCTTCATGAGGTAGTATCTACCACCCTTCTCCATCCAGTGATACCCCTTAGGAGGGTCTACTGATATTTTTTTCTTTAGAACTTTCATTACCACTTGACTTTGTTTGCCCAGTACGCCGCGCTTGTCGGACCCTTGGCAATGTTTTTTCTATGACGAGCCTTGAAGCTCTTGCGCTTAGCCTTCATGCGAGCAGACTCTCCAGCCTTAGGTTTGCCAGCTGTGCTAGCTCCGCGTTCGCCAAAGCGGATAATTTTAATCTTGCCGTTTTTTCTAACGGCAACCACATGAGACTTCTTCCCCTTAGGGGACCTCTTGGGCTTGTTGAGCCCAGAGAGTCCATATCTCTTTAGCTTATCCTTGAGGCTCTGCTTGCTCATTAGATTCCAGTTGTTTGTCTTGTCTTTCTGATTTGTTCTGCTCTTTCATGACCTCGATCTTCTCCTTGAAGTTCTGATCGTCTTCACGGAAACCAAGAGTTGCTTGGGCTTTGATCATCTCAAGCTCCTTGTTCATTTCGTGTCTAGCCTGAAGAAGCTGCATCTCAAACTGATGCTTCATCTGCATTTCCTGTTGCTTGACCTGAGCCTCAAGTTGAGTCTGCTGTTGAGCAGACTGAGCTGCTTGTTGCTGTGCCTGCATAGCCGACTGAGACTGAACCTGAGAGTTTTGCGCTGCCTGCTCCTGCTGAACCTTCATCCTCTTCTTTCTACGGAGGATTAAAAGTCTTTCAGCCTGATTGACGTCTTTCATATTTCTAATCGACATAGCGTCCTCAAGGTCAATCTGTCCCTGCTGAATTGCCATTTGAATGTTCTGCTCAAGGTATTCCTTGTCCTTGTCCTCCATGTCACGCACAATCATGACACCGAAGTTGTACATAGGCAAGTCTCTAAATGAATTGAGTACCCCCATATTTGAATCGCCAATGGCGTTGGCGTAAACATTGTAAAGGACCGAGCCCTCTGGAACAATCTGAATACACTTAACAACATCTTGGCACACCCTCTTGTAAAGGGACAGGGCTGCATTAGTAATGTCGTGAATAGCGTTGTTGCCCTGATGAATTGCAATCTGTTGAACGCCAACAAGCGCATCAGCCTTAGGCGTTGTCCCGTCCATCTGCTCATTGATCCCCGTTGTGTCGCGAATCAGTTGCATGTAATGGTTGTACAACGCAATCATCTCATTGATGTTGCGTATCGCATTTGGGATTTGTTGAATTGGTGGTGCTGATGGAGCGCCTTCAGGGGTTTTACTTCTATAGTAAAACACACCCGTCTGTTCGTAAATATCGTGAAGCTCAAGAGGCTGAAGCTCTCCGCCCTTTCCGAGTTGAACGTTTTCCAACCCTTCGATATCGATGATCAATCCGTCAGGCTTAGCCTTCGCTATCGCCTGTTGAATTTTAAGGTGTGTAAGCTGCAGCATGTCTGCAAATCCCGTGCAGCTTTCCACCATGGACTTGGGGATCATCCTTCGGATGTTTGTCGCGGCCACAGAGTAGGACATCCTTGCCTTGCTAATGTCATGAACGTTTTTAGGGACGTTCTTCATGGGACCGTAGTCAAAGACTTTGTCGGTTCCGATAATGTACTTACCCCCATAAACAGAGGCGACCTCCATCTTATGGGGGGTTCTTTCGAATACTGAGTTTTTTCTCTCTCTGTATTCAAACCCCTTCATGTAGAAGTTTGTGTTGCCGAACTTGTTTTCTTTTTCCTCAAAGTAAATACAGTCAACAGAGATAAACTCGAACGAAAGCAAGTCAACCATATAGCTGTCATACCCGTACTCGGTGCGCTGCATGCGCTCATCGTAACGGGTCTTGTTGTATTCAGCTGGATTGTTTCCCGCGTTGGTCTTTACCTTTTCCGCAATCTCCTTGAAGTCCTCTTCACTCATCTCCCCACCGATTCTCCTTCGGAGTTCTCCTATAGATATTCTCTCTACATGCCCAGCATATACAAGGTCCTCAAAGTTGTGGTCTTCTGTGTAGCTATGGACGAAGTTGACTGGATCAACATATTGAACATCAATACCATAGGAGGGGTCGTTGTTTCTTTTTGTGACTGCCAGGCCTAAGCTGACAATGTCATTGACGCACCTCCTGTATGTGGTGTCGTTGAAGTTCGACCACTGCAGCGTCATGTTGGTTGCAATCTGTGCAGCAACCTCAGCGTCAGTCTTGATGTTTGTGTCCAAAAAGATTTCTGCCTCTTCAAGAGACTCTGGCAGTTCTTCTGGGTCCATGTCTAAGACCAGGCCAGTAGACTCCTTGAGAGTCATAAGCGCGGCTCGATTCTCAACCTGAACCCTTAGCTTGTCTTTCTTTTTGTTCTTCTCAGAAGAAGAAAGAGGATCAACCGACTCCAGATTCGGATATGGGTTGCGGGACAATATCTTGTTTGCAACGACGCGAACAAACTTTGGAAGTATGGGTACTGGTGTAAAGTCAAGGTTCAACAAACTGCCATCACCTTTATTGGGAGACAGTGAGTTAAGTAGCTGCTTATAAATAGACGTATCCTGATTTCCGTTTGCGTAATCTCTGTTTCTTTCGAAAACTTTGTTGCGCTTACCCATAAGGGAAGTGGAATCCGTCTGCTTACCCCACTGAGAGTAAATTGCTTTAGCGTACTGCAATCCATACTCCTTTGAGGACTTCACCCCTCTATCGGCAAGGGGGTCTGGAAAGCTACCCTTCTTATTGATGTTGCCAGTACTATACATTTTTGCAAATATAATAAATCAGCCGATGGTCTTATATCTGCGGAAAAACACCTTTTCCGAAAGGTTAGACTTTGGCTTTTGTTTTACTTTTTGAGCTGCCAACAAAGCTAACCCAGAACTGATTGTCAAGTCATATTTGGTTCTGTCGTTGATCTTGAAGCCTATCCAGTCCTCTAATGTGCGATTGAAATACATTTTGCCGTAGTCCCCAGTGTCATAGTTTTCCCCCACATGATCGTGGATGTATGACTCAATAGACTGTGCGTGAGACTGAATAACGTCTTGAGAGTTTGACGGAATACCCTTTGTCTTTACGTTTACCCTTGAGTTTGGAGTTCTGAGATGAGCAGGCCTATCCATTAAGTATCCGTCGTAACCTCTTGACTCAAAGTATCTTACAATCCCGTACTTGTTGTTTTCCACGAGGAGTGGATATCCATAGAAAAATGCAGCCATCAACACGTCCTCGTAAAATATCTTAGCCAGGTCTGGGCGTGAGGCATACTCCACGACGAACATGTTCGATGGGTTGTCCATGTGGAACTTGTTGTATAGGTGTAGCGCACCCTTAGACCCCCTCCCGTCTACAGTAGCATCGAGGTCATACGAGTCAACCCCGCCGCAACCCCTGTCTGCGAAGGGGGCGACGAGCTTACCTCTGTCTCGACGTATTACATTTCTCTGTTCCGAAGGTGGCATCCAAGCCACTCGGAACCTACCGTTGGGATCTGGAGAGAACACTACTTCTTTGTCCTTTTCCTTCCAGATAAAGTTTCCCTTTACCACGGGATTGGGGTACAGCTCGTCGTTGTACTGTATCTGCTGATAGATCTTACCTATGTTGAAGATGCTACCGTCGATACTGTCTCTGAAAGCCTCGTCCTCGCTAAACGGAAACTGTCTGGTTATCTCGTTAAGCTCAGACGGATTGTCTTTCATGCTGTCGCGTTCGTTCTTCAGGTACGTCTTGGCCCCTTGTACAATGCTATCGCCATCAAGACCGCCCACAGGGCTATCAGGATCGTTAATGATTGGTCTTCCATGTACGTCAAAAAAACCTTCTAGTGATTCATAAGCTGGTACGAACAGCCTGTATAGGCCACTCTTTGTTCTACCGTTGGCATTCCGATCCATGGGATCTGAGTCCGCCCATAGATCTTTGTATTCTTTTCCGCCCTTGTCCATCGGATTTACCGTGCTTCCGACCAGGGCTTTTCCAACAACTTTTCGACCGACGATCAAACAGGTTCGCTGAATCCTCCAGGCATCTCTTATGTCCGTAGGCCTCTCCCATTTTCCCGCTTCATCAAGATATAACAGATGAAGCTTCTCGCCGTCGTATGCGTTGTTGGTGGTGTTCTTCCAGTTAATTACCGTATTAAGAGCCTCGCCCTTCTGCGAAGTCTTATTATTCTTCGTGATTCTCTTACTCGGCTCGCGAAAAGCCAGCTCCATGCGTGGGTTCGTGGTACCATCTTGGATGGGTTTGAAGAAGAAGGGGTAATGCCTAAACATCTGCACAACCTTCTTCATGAATATATTCTCTTGGGCGTCTTTACCAGTCTTGGACTGGATGCCCATTAGCTTGTCTTTTACCTGTGTAGCTTCGTCTAGCAAGACGGCAGAGCAGATATTGGTGTATCCGCTCCGCCGACACTTAGTGTATAGCTGACCCAAGCATCGGGGGTCCGCCTCACACGCTGCCATGTGCAGAAAGATGTCGCGTTGAAATGCAAGATACGAAGGATAGCCTATATCGATCTTCGTCCATTGCAACATCATGTAGTGCCTGCCCGTTATATACGTAGGCCTACCTGCATTAAAGAACCAAAAACCCTCACGCCTACGGCGAAACTCCTCCTCGATATACGGAGAAAACTTTTGCCTGAACTCCCTTGGCATTTCCCCCCACTCATCCATACTCTTAATACGAGACAGTTCTGAAGGCATAGAAAACCTTTGCCACAACTGCATGTGGTCTGGCTTGCCATATCCTTCAATTTCTTTTTCGGGAGGCTGAGCGGGAAGGACAATGAGTAGGTCACCACGTTCAATACACTCACCTTGCGTACCGTTGGGGCAAATTGAGACAGCAGGGATATCATAATCTTTTATGTCTACGAGGACAGACATCAGAACACCTGTCCGAATCGGTTCCTCTTAAATGATGCAACACCTGACTTGGGGTTCTTTACCTCCATGTACTTCCCGCACGGGCACTTGATGTCGTGATAAGCCCCATCATTTCCAAACTTGATGGACACTCCACTCTTCTGTTCTTCGTGCTTTTCGTCGCACACGCAAATGTATTCTGCCATAATTATCGACCTTGAGAAGCGTATCGCTTCTTGTAGTTTTTAGAGTTCTTATTTTTGGACTGCTTGGTTTTGGCGTGAACGCCTTTTCTTCGAACAGTCTTTGACGTGTAGGTGTTTACTTGAATCTTAGCCATTGTATTTAATTTGGTACGCCCGACAGGATTCGAACCTGTGACCGTCTGCTTAGAAGGCAGATGCTCTATCCAACTGAGCTACGGGCGCATGGTTGGGGCGACGGGACTTGAACCCGTGACTTCCTGTGTATAAGACAGACGCTCTAACCAACTGAACTACGCCCCAGTTTGATTGCCCATTATTCGTAGCGGGCCGTCTGGCGATTACCAACCTAGTCCTCAAACTCATCGTTCCAGGATTCCTCCCAGAACTTGAAGTCTGTTCTATTGTATTGCCATACTATTTGTTTCCAATCATTTAGAGAATCTTTCAGCGAAACCTCCGCTGTAGTCTTTGGCTTCTTCAATTCCTCCATTTGTTTGCAGGTCTTTGATCATTTGCTCCAATCGTTGTCTTTCAACGATCAGTTCTTTTGCGTCCGTAGCCGTCTGTTTTATGGATTGCAGCTCCGCCTTGCGTGCGCTCCCGTTGATCTCAGGATCAACAGGCTTCTTAATCTCATCGATCATATTGTTGATGGCAACCTCCATCGACCTCATGAGTCGCTCGGCAGCTTCAATCGTTGTGAACTTCTTCCTCGACATAGAGTAAGTCTTCTGCGCGTGTTCTGTAATACGGCTTGTCGTCAATGAAAATCTTGTAGTCCATATCCCTTTTGATGCCGACCACGTCACCAACCTTTAGTCCAAGCTCTTCAATCCAGGGTGCTGTGAAAGCAACCCTGGCCTTAGTTACCTGAGACTCCCTAAGGTTTACGACTTCAATAATGTCACTTTTTTCTTCAGGCTCTTCCTCTACGTGCTCAAGAAGAGCCCACCCCCCTAGAGGTTTTATCTCTCCTGTGTTCTGACACTTGTAGGCAATTGCCTGATTGTTTACAGTGTGCTCTGGATCGTACCTCACAAGGAAGTGTTTGTCTACACCCGTGAGAACTTGACCCTCATTAAGAACCACAAGGTGATGGAAGTACAAGGTGTCGCCTTCTTTGACTCCTGTATCGTATCGTAGTGGCGAGCACACCACGGGACCATCGGTTACTCTATGCTCGAAGTCTTTGAACTTGGAGTCTACGTAGAGCTCAAAACCGCTGTCCGTCTTAATAGTGTCCTTGAGTTGTTTTTCCAACTCAACGACAAACAGCTCTAAGGTTTTCATTGATTAAAAATTACAGTCGTATTCAATTATGCACGGCATCTCGTCTACAGATTTCCATAGCACTTGGCTACCGTCCTGCTGTAAATATACGAGATATCTTTTACGACTGTATCTAATTAAGTGTTCTTCGTCCATGACGATGGCGCTAACCTCGCCTCCTCCTGCTCTCATCCCAACAAAGTACGCCATAGCATCCTTGGGATCTCTCCCAATGATTATCTTTCTAATAAGGCCCATATTGAATTTTAGTTCAAAGATATGCCCAATCCATCAAACAGATCGTCGAAGTCAAGCCCTCTGTCTATATCTTTGTTTTCTCTCCACGTTTCTGTGGCGAAGTCAATGACAGTCTGAAGCTCTAGTTCATCGTGCATGTTATGGGAGTATATTGCTTTCATGCGAGACTTTTCATCGTCGTCTTCAAGAGCGTCAAGAACACCAACAACCATCATAGACAGGACTTTGTCTCGCAGGTCATATCTGTCAATCAGCAATTCTAGCTCGATTGCCAGTCTGTGAACCTCCATCAAAAAATCATCTTCCCTCATAACAGTTATTTTAATATGCCAAAAAGCAAGGTCCCCAAGAAACGGATGTTCCGAGACTTTAGTCGACAAGATAAGAAGTATATCAAAAGGAACAATCTCAAGAGGCTCAAGCAGATGAGACAGAAGGTTAGATCCCAATGGGAGATATCTTTTTCAGACCTGGAGTTTCTTCTCTGGGGGTATGACCTTCAGTTTTTTACAATAGACTATGCAGCTCAGGATCTGGAAATGAACAAGACCAATCTGTCGAACAGGGTTATTTACCCGTTACAAAAGGCTGGATATATATACAAACACTTCGACAAGCTAACCCCCTCGGATACATACGAGGATCATCTATTCAGAGATGAGACGAAGTATAACTACAGGGTTAGATATGGTCTGACTCAAAAAGCCAGACTTCTGGTGCAAAGGTTTTACAGAGAACTTATGGGAGAGTTATAACTGAATCTTCGTACCACTGCCCCTCAGTGTCTTTTACCAAAGCGAGCATTTGCGCGTGAGTGTATGTGTCTTTATCACTCAAGGCTGCAGGGGTAGATCCTATCCAACTAAGTATACAGTTTACCCCATCAACAGATCTTCTAACATCCTCCAGGGATGTCTGAGAAGTAACGGCAACAAGTTCTTCCGTAAGCTCTGATGTCGGTATTATGGTGTAGGTCATTATGAGTTGTATGGCAATGTTACACTGGAAGCAGAAAGGAATGATGGGCTATTAACCAACGTCCCATCACTAAAGGTACCTGTGGCATCCGAGGTGTTATTTTCAAGGCGGTACCACCACATTAGCTTACCCGTTGTTTCTGTCCATGTGTTTAGATCAAACAGATTGTTGTATAGGTAAGAAACATTGTCGGCACTGAGGGCTGTCTTAAAGAATGAGATTTCATCGAAGTCTACTTCATAGTAATTTGAAGCCCCTAGCGCCTTGGCAAGAAAAATACTACCAATTTCATGCACATCATGAGGGCCCACTAAAATTGCAGATGTCGTTATAGCCGACCCATCCAAGTACATTTGGACGCTCCAATTTGTAGACCTCGTACAGACCAAGGTAATCATGTGCCAAGTGTCGTTTGAAAGACTAACAGATGCTTGAGTTACAAAGGCAAAATTAGAGCCCTGAGCGGACCAGAAGTTAAGCTGTGATCCGCTGTTACTTAAAAACAGTCTATTGTAGTTGCTCGTATCGCCCATGTTCCAAATGTCAGACACCGCTGTTTTATCAGCGAAACGAACCCACATGTTTAGTGTAAACTGATTGTCACTGTTAGCATCCGCAAAAGCTGTAGCGGGGGCAGTAGATGAAACAAACCTTATGGTTTGATTTACACCATCCAATGCAAGACCAAACCTGTTCAATACAGCAGGAGCTGATGAGGCATAGCCCTTTTCATAAGGCAGTCCTTTACTAAGACCCAACATTATCCACTGCAGCTTTCGCAGTCCTCGGGTGAATCGAGGTTGCAGGTTATTTCTCCAGACTCAATCTTGTCTTCTTGTTTCTTCAGCTTGTCCTGATCCAGGAAGCTGATGTCATCAAACTCTTCTTCAATCATAGCTGCTTATACATTACTTCGTAGTAAACCTTTCCATTATCATCCCTGCAAGCTCGTAGGCACCTCTTGCGATTATGACCGTCACGAACGTAGCTAACGTGAACCCAGTCTGGATTATCGTCCGTGCCAAACTCCCAAACCATTTGATCAAACTCCAGGTTTTCTCGAATGTAGTTGAAGAGGTCAGAGTTTGAGATGCCTCCGAATACATCGCAGTCCAGATCGAGTGCGCGTCCTTCCATGTGTTGGCTACGAAGCGAGCCGCCGATAGCACGGTTGAGCTCAGGTCCACGATAGCCTGACGACACGTATATAGGAACCCCGAAATGATCGCGACAAGGTTGGAAGATACTTCCCGCAACTGCCCTAAGATTTTCAATAACCCATTCATCATCTGGCGTGTTGTTTATACCCAATCGTTTTGCAGTGCTGCTTTTTGTACATTCTGCAAGAGACAGATTCTCAGATAGTTTCATATCGATTAACGAATTTTTACGATCTAGAATTTGGAGGCAATAGATTTTTCTCCATACAATGAGATCAGCAAACAGCTCAAAGTTACGAAATTCAGTTTAATACCTTAATCCTTTACACAATGAATAAGTTGCAAATCACCCTCGCCTTCGCCGCAGTTATCGCAGTAGGATCTCTCTTTATGGATGATGAATCCTCACAGCAGAACCGACTTCACATTCGAAAGAATCACGGACAGGTTGCAGAGACAATCATGACCCTCAATCACCTGAACTCCCCCCTCCCATGGGAGCAAAACTGAGAGAAATCACATACAACAAAAAAGGGGCGAAAGCCCCTTTTTTATTATCTAGGTGATACTACGTTACTGGGCCTTTTGGCCATCTTTATGAACTCAGCAAGGTCATACTCTTTTACGTCTCCCAGTCTTTTCTTTTGAGCGCTATATCTTTTTTGAGCTTCACGGAGTGCATCATCGTATGTTGGATACAACATTTGAGTCTCTGTTATTGGAAGGCCCGCTGCCGTTCTACCTGTGACTTTGACCTTACCCGTCTTTGCCTTCTGATCAAACATAAACTTAGCCATTGATTCGGGGGTAAACAGTATCTCCTTCTTCTCTCCGCCCTTTCCTTCACTTACTCTGCCCGTTCCTGGTTGCAGTACGCTAAACTGGCCTTTTGTTGGTGACCAGAAAAACTCCTGACCTGTTTCTGGATCTTTGATAACCTTGCGATCCTTGCCACCCGCAAGCATTTTGTCTGAGCCAGAGCGAATAACCCTTGGGCCACGACTAGATATCGGGGCAAGATCCTCTGGAGATTCAGGATCAGGGGCTTCGCCTGACCCTTTACCCTCCTCGCTGTATAGCTCACCGTAACCAAACGATGGGAGTCCCGCAACTGACTGTGTTGTTTCCGATCCCAGCCTTGTAGCCATCAGCTCACCCTCAAGAGGGTCTCCACCAAGTATCTCGGTGCCTCTAATGAATTTGGATTCTTCAGGCTCTGATGAATCTCCTGACATTAGGAAATCTGCACGGGGAGGGTCG